TGGTAATCATTATATAAGCACAAACTTCAATGGATTGATGGCAGGGCCAGTCACAGTCAATGGTGTTTTAACCGTTGATGGTAACTATGTTGTAGTCTAAATATTTAAAAAAAATAGATATGGGAATAGTAGTAGCAGGACATAATGATAACATCCACGCTCATGATGGTAGTCTTTCAATAGATGGTCTGTCTATTAATTCTCCGACTGGAATCGTCACAGCACAAAAATTTGTTGGCGATGGTAGTAGTTTAACTGGTGTAAGTGGATTCGCTACTGCAATGAGTAGCACACCTAATACACTTCTTAATGAATGTTTCAAAACTACTGAAGCATTTACGATACCAAGTGGCACACAGATTGATATCACAAATAACGAGGCAACATCAGGTAAGACTGTATTCACAAGACTAGGTAAAATTAATATCGCAACAGGTGCAACATTTCATGTGTCTGCAGGAACTACATTCATTATGAATGTCTTAGGAGTATTTCCCTAAATAATAAAAAGTATTCAATAAACATGTCTGAAATTAGAGTCACGGATATTAAAGGAGAAGATGGTAGTGCTGCTGTTAATTTCTCCAAAGGTATTAATATTTCATCTGGTGTCTGTACTGCAACTTCATTTAGTGGTAGTGGTGCTAACTTAACAAGTTTACCTGCTGGACAACTAACAGGTGCATTACCTGCAATCAGTGGTGCGAACCTAACTGGTATTGTAACTGGTATTCTTCAAGTAAAACAAGTAAAGACTACTGCTTATATAACTTCAGGAAGTTCTTGGACAGATATAACTGGATTATCAATAACGATTACACCCACTGCTGCAACTACACAGATGATGCTTATACCAAATGTTTCTTCATATCACGCAGCTAATACGCAATATGCGATTAAATTAGTTAGTTCAAATAGCACAATTGAATATGTAATTGGAGATTTCTGGTCTCCGGGTAGTGGTGTCTCTGGTAATATTACTCAATTTTACTTAGATGATCATAATACAACGAATGCAATAACCTACAAAGTACAACATAAACATTACTCAGGATCAGCTGGTACCAACAAAGATTGGTCTGGTAATTTAAATGGTGTTTCTACATTTACAGTTATTGAAATAGATTCATCAGTGATATCCTAATATCTTAACTTCAAGAACTCAAGATAATATATTAAATGATTAAAGTATTGAGAAATGCAATTCCACAAGAAATGTGTAAATTTATTTCACATAATATGGATTTACATTTTAACCTTATTGATTATCCGAAAGACAATGCCTCGCTTTGTTCAAATGCTGTAGGGGATTATGCACCTATATTTTTAGAAAGTTTACTTGTTTATTTGCAACCTCTTATTGAAAAAACTTTTGCCAAAAAGTTGCATCCCACATTCAGTTTTGGTAGGATTTATTATAATGATAGCAACCTAACAAGACACGTTGACCTAGAAGGTAGAAATGAATATGGTGTTTCTTGTTGTATTCAAAAAGATGTTGATTGGCCATTATACTTTGAAAAATCAGGTAAATCAATCCCTTATAATCTAAATGTGGGAGATATAATTACATACAAAGGTATGGAATACTACCATTGGAGAGAACCATATCAAGGAAATGAATGTAGACAGGTTTTTTTAAATTATGTTGATGTTGATGGGGAGTATGCAGATTGGAAATATGATAAGAGAGAGTGTTTAGGACAAGTCAGACACACAAATATTTTAAATCTTAGTAAAACCATTGCAGGTCTTGTACAATAAGATATAATGAAAATATAAAAATTATAAATTACTATTTTAAGGGTTACATGAACTTTACGGTCTATTCAAAAGATGGGTGTGGATATTGTGACAAGGTTAAACAAGTGCTACAGTTGACAGGTTGCAGCTATGTGGTCTATAATTTAGATGAAGACTATACTAGAGAGGAATTTATTTCTGAATTTGGAGAAGGGACAACCTTTCCACAAGTTGTGGTTGATGGAAAAAAATTAGGAGGTTCAGTTGAAACAATTAAATTCCTCAAAGAACAGCAAGTCGTCTGACTCACTAAATAACTCTAACATTCACTTCGATAGAGGAGTGGAACTTATCTTAAGAGGAGGTAAGAGAAAACCAAAAACCTATCAAATTTTACTTGATAAGGTATTTAAGTTTCTTAATCGAGAGATTGAAATCCATTTAGATTTTTCTCTAAATGTAAAAAAAATATCCTCCGGAGATAAAAATGAATTTAGAAGTTAGTTTAGTCATAGGCTCTTTTGTCACTCTACTATTCTTTGTAGTAGGAATTCTTATAGGATGGACAGCGAGAGAATATATGAAAAATTATCGGGAAGTCCCAAGACCTCATCCAGAAATGTTTGATATGCAGGGCAACTTGATACCTGACGAAATTGTCGCATTCAACTTTGAAAACTATCATGACACCGAAAACAACAGCGAAGACGAGGAAACCTAGAACGGTTAAAGTAAGTTCAACTGATTTACCTAAAAATCCATTCGCCTTTGAAATTCTAGATCTTGTATCCAAGCAAAGAACTAAGGCAAAGAAAGTTGCACTACTGCAAAGATATGGAGATCTATCTCTCAAGCAGATATTAAAATGGAACTACGACACCACAATCATATCGGCATTACCCGAAGGTGAAGTTCCCTATGGAAACTTTGAAGATGATGCCATGACAAGTGGAACATTAACCACTGCGATTTCTTTTGAAGTTCGTAGAATGCATGAGACAGGATCATTTTCATTAGGTTCGAGTGATAAGCAAGGACATACCACAATTCGTAGAGAGGCAAGAAATTTTTATCGTTTCGTTAAAGGTGGACAGGATAGTCTAAGTAATTTACGTCGTGAAACTATGTTCATCAATGTTCTTACAGGATTACATCCCTTAGAAGCAGAGATTCTAGTGCTTGTAAAAGATGGAAAATTAGAAGAAAGATATAATATTTCAAAGGATGTTGTGTCGGAAGCATTCCCTGATATTATTTGGGGTGATGCGTGATGGCAAAAACAGAAAAAAAACTTGATGGATCTCAATATTCATGTCAAGTGATACTTGAAAAGTGTACACTTGAGCAGGCTCACGACAAATCTTTACCAACTGATGCAAGACTTATTCGTTATAAGGTAGATGGTAAGGATTATCTTGATGTCACGAGATCTGCCAAAGCATCAAATATATTTGATTTATACTTTGATACCTATGGTATGGGTGCTATTCAGTCGATTGATTATGGTAAAGGAACTATTTCACCCGGTCAGTGGGGATACAAGTCCTCATCAGACTCTAAAAAGAAAAAGCGAAGATAATTCCAAAATATCGCGAAAAAATATTCGGGCCATTTTTTGACCTGTAGGATTTTTTAAATTTTGTTTAAGAACCCATTATTTAGACATTAAATATTTCATTTTGTGTGTTGATTCTAAAAAAATTATTAAATTGTAACACAATTTACAAATTAACTTGCATATATACTTTGAATGTGTTAATATAAACACATCGTTCATCCCATGCCATTACTTTTTTACCTATCTTTATTGGCATCACACGAACCAGTCCATTGGACTATCAAGTGTGAATCGTGGTCAGAACTTGTAGCAGAGGTTAGAGCAGATGAAAATCTACCCGAACCTAATAAGCAAGATCTGATTAACTACTTCGCCACAAAGTTAGAAGGAGAATGTGATGAATTGGGACGCAAGTAAGCCGACACGGAACGGGTTCGTTCATCCCGAAAGGGACGCAAATGCCGACTGAAGGAACGGGATTAAAAACCCCTACTACTACAGGAGAAAACCGATGGCCAAAGTCACATACCGTGGAGTCCAGTACGACTCTGAGGAGTACAACGCAAAAGTGCTTGCGGAAGCAGCACAGCGTAACAGACACGATCTAATGTATCGTGGTCTCAACGTCAAGAAGAAGGTTGGGATGTCATAATGATGGAAGTTATAGAAATCACTCTCGCGAGCATGATTTTTCTGACCATCATCTACGCTGAGACAAAAATCCTTTACGGTAAAGGATAGATCAGATGTGTAAACTAAGGGGGTTG